GCTGCGACAGTTGGCTCGTTAGCAAAAGTTCCACCATTTGTTAATGGGTGGTCTGTTGCTAGTAACGCTTTACCATCACCACCAGCAGTTGCTCCAGCTGTAAACGCATTATTTAATACATTCGCTGCTTTCACTTGCTTAGTATGAGCCATAGATCTTGCAAGTGCTCTTGTATAACGAGCAGATAGCTTATCGTAGAGATTATCTTCTACAGCTTCTTCTGTTATTGAGAACGCCATTGCGACAGTTTCATGGTTATACCTTGAAGTGTAAGCCTCGTTTGCATCATCAAATGTGACACCAGAACCTTCTTGCTTAGTAGGCGCTGCTCCGAAACCACTCAACATGACCTCTTCTTCAAAGGCTCTATCTGAAGCCTCTGTGTCATAGATCTCTGCATGTTGACCTTCATACCTATTATACTCCATACCAAAGAGAGCGTTCAAGCCAGGCTCTAACTCTTTGGCGAGTTGTGCTCTTGAAATAGCCATACTATGTATGAAACACCAGCAGCACTGTGGTCAGCATTAGTTACATCTTCGTGGATACCTAAAATCATAACCACATTCGATGTATCTGTATCTTCAGCAGTTGATATATCTAGTACAGCAGAAGAAATACCAGTAGTAGTATTACCACTTGTTCCACTTGCTATATCAGCAGTTTTGAAGATATCTGCTTTAGCAGTTGCTCTGTCAGTGTTTGTTCCATCACTTGCGATTATAAATCTCTGTGCTGGATTATCATACACAAACCCTTTGATGTCAAAGTTAGTATTAGCTGACCCACTTCCAGGCCATGTATTACTAAACCTCAACTTGCCAGTAGTTGCATCCACAAACTCACACCCAGCAAAAACACCAACTAATTGGTCTCCGTTACCAGTTGCAGAGGCGATCTGAATAGTTCCGCCAGTTAATTCAGCTTTGACTGGTGAACCTTGAAAGATCGCAGAAGCATTACTAGCAATAAAGTATTGACTCGTACCTTGAGTCGCTGGACTAGAACCATGCATTCCTACAGGTTTTAGACCAAAAGCTACATTTGCATTAGCCATTTATTGCTCCTTCTAAAGTTATTCGGGAAGTTTTTCTTTCCCCCCGAAAGTTACACGACTTTGCCTATCGGGTTTATGGATAGGCATTGAGGGATGTTGTTCCCTCATCAAGTTTTCATCCACGGCTGTCATTTGATTACGGGTCTGCTCCCGAAAGTATTCAGTTCTCTCTTGCACCGTTTCTGCGGGTATTCGTGCCAACATTAAACCACCGACACCAATAATTCCTTTGTTTTTACCTTCTTCTATAACTGGATATTTTGCAGCTTCTGGGCCGTACTCGTCTGCCCTAACTGGTTCCCATCCCTCTCTCATTCTGGAAAAAACATTCGCTTTATCATCTTCGCCTCTTAATTGCGTTCTGATCCAACGATGTTCAAATCCATCTGGAGCTGGAGGTGCATCCAACTTAGCTGGAGGTTGCCAAGGTTTTCTCCTTGTTGTATTTGCACGAGTCTTAGTTTCTCGTGTTGTTCTATCTATAGCCATATTCTACTCCTTAACATACTTAGCGTATTCTTCAAGCGGAACATTCAATCGTTTCGCAATTGCTATCTGCGAAGGAGTCAATTTGACTGTTCTGCGTCCCTTTGTCGATCCCGTCTTTGAGGCGGTGGCTCCAGCAGAGGCGACTCTGGGGCCAGAGGATTTTTTTTGCTCTCCAAATTTATGAGGAAAGTTACTTCTAATCCTATTATCTAATTCAGTATAGTACTCTTCTGTATTTGGATCAAGACCTTCTTCTTCAATTAATGTTTTATGTATGCCAAAAGCAGCATATGTCATTGTCTGATCTTGCCCAAACCATTCATTTTGTGTCGCCCACTCTTCTGCTCTAGGGTCTGGTTTAGGAGGTGGAGGCGTTGGAGCAGGCTGAGTTGCGGCAGGCGCAGCATCATTTGTTTCTGCTTTTTTTGTCTCTTGTTCTCTTTGTTCTTTAAGTTGGTTTAGTCTTGCCTCTTCCATAGCAATTCTAGAAATAGTTTGTTGAGCTTCATACAAGGCATCAGCATCACCAGCTTCATAAGCTTTTCTGTAAGCTTCTTTGGCTGCTGCCGCTTGAGATTGTACTCTCGTATCAAACTCACCAACATAAGTTGTGTCTAATTTATCTAATTTTGCTTTGAGTTCATCGTTCTGTTTCTTAACAGATTCTGCAAACTCTACCGCAGCTAGTCTTTGTTCTTCTTCGTCTCTAAATTTTTTAGTAATCTTCGAGATACGTTTTCTTACTGAAGCTGAATATTGAGAAAGATCGTCTTCATCGTCTGTTTGTTTTTTAACTTCGACAGCAGGTCTATTCTCATTAGACTCTGGCTGAACGTCATCCTCTTCTGTTTCTGTTTCTGTTTTTTCTTCTGCATCGTCTATTTCAATTAGTTGACCTTCCTCTTCTTGAGGTTTGGTCTTCTCGATGTTTTCTTGCATACTTATACTCCGTATGTTTTTATGTCATCGGGATTAACAATAGTTGCAATGACTTCATCATCATTGATTATCCTAACTTCTCCTCCTTCTATGTTGAACCGTGACCCAGTATAACGACCAATACAAACCCAGTCGCCCTCTTTACACCAAGGTCCCGCCTCTCCAAACTTATCAAAATCTTTATACGCAAGTGGTCCTAACTTAACCACATAAGCAACAACTGTTGCTCTTGCCTCTTTTTCTCTAACAGAATCTGGTACATGTATACCACCTTCAGTTGTTTCTTTACCCATATACGGCATAACTAATATACGCCATCCAGTGGGTTGAGGCACTCTTTCTGTTAGGGATTTATTTTCTGCTTCTTTTTCAGCTTTTTCTTTGGCTTGTCTTTGTTTTAAAACGTATTCAGGCACTATCAATGTCATTGTCTACCTTTTCCAGCAGGGTTCTTAATTGTTCTAGTGCGTAGGTTAGACCCTGTATTTCACCTACCATTGCTTTATATGCTTCCATATCAGAAGCATTTCCACTCGTCAAGGAGATACTAATATCTTCTATTCGAGTATTCAAGACTTTTTTATATTTATGTAAAAAATCTGTTACTTGCATTACATTTTTTGACCATCAAAGGTCTCATATCCGCCCATGGCTCTCTTTGCATCTTGAGCTTCATATAAACTCATTATTCCTTTAGCAGATTCAGTTACTGGTCTTGCACCACCAAAAGTTATTTGTTCTAAACTCTTACCAAACTGTCCTAACATACTTTGTGGACCTTCATAAGCTGGATTGTTAGGATCTAAAGTTGGGTTATAATTATATCCAGTAGTAGGAGTTACATCACTTACGTTAGTAGTGGGACTAAAAGCATATCCAGTTCCAGCACCTCCCATTTTGGATGCAATCTCTGGATTTAATGATAGTTCAACACCAGGGACTGAAGTAGGGACTGAAGTTGTTGTGCTAATGGGAGCAATAGACTTCTCTTTTGTTCCTAAAAGACTAGTAAGTGGACCAAGAGGCGTTAATCCAAACATAGATCTGCCAAATATTTCCATAGGACCTTGTTTTCTGTCAACAGATGTTATCTTTCCGAAAGCAGTATCTTGTCCAACAGCTCCTCTCACATTTCCTTTAGCATCTATGGGATTATTATATACATCTAAAGCGATAGCATTTATTGCCGCAACTCCTTGAGGACCACCATATTGAGCAGTATAATCAACATTCTCTCTACCAAAAAGTTGAGAGAAAAAAGAATTTGGATGAGGATTGTAGTTTGTTCTGCCAGTCGCCGCATTAAATTGAGCTTGACTCATTCCTTTACCAATAGCACTAGCACCATAAAGTCCCATGGCTTCTTCCATGGAATCAGTAAATCCTTCAACGTCTACGTCACTAAACTCTTGAGAAGCTCCTGCATCACTTGTTTCTGGACCTGCTGGTTGACCAGTGCTATGTTCGCTGACTTCTGCCGCGGTATCTTCATCATCTGGACTCATTCCATTGTCCTCTAAAATATTCCTTTAAACTTCTTGCCTTTTACTTGAGCACCACACCCTCTGAACTGACCACCGTCTCTCATTTTTAATGTGCCACCCTTTTTCTTAAAACCCATCTCGGCAACAACATCTGGTCTTTCTTTTTTCAAAGCTTGTAATCCTTTTGCATCTGCGGGTATTGGTTTTAGATTGTTACCACCACCTAATTTTTTACTTAAAACTATTTTTCTTATTTTATCTAAAGCGTCTTTTTGACTTATCTTTCCAGTTGCTGCTGCGTTCTGAACATTTTTAAATTGATTAACTTTTGCTTTACCAGGGTTTTTAGTGTCTAATTTGGTTATTTTACCTTTGTTTGCCTTGATAACTTTTGCTTGATTCATTGTTCCCTCCAGTATAGAAGACCCACCATCTTTAAGTGCTCTTCCCTTTTTAACTAAATTGTTAGCTTGATTATATGACATACCCATGTCTTTTGCAAATTGTCTAACCCTTGCCATGTGCTCTCCTTATAGATTCTTTACCTTTTTTAAAAATACTAGCCACTTTATTCTTCTTCATGACCTTTGCTCTCTGCTCACCGACTGTAAGTATCTGTATCTTTCTCGCATAAGGTTTATTGATTCTCTTAACCTTTGCAACTGTTGCTCTTGCGTCTGCTTCCGTGGCAAACTTGATTCTAACTGTGTCTTTTGGATTCTCATCCGTGTATAATCTTCTGCCCGAACCTTTTGGTTTTTTGCCAGTTCCAACTTTAGGGTCTTTTCTTTTTGCCATTTTTCAAAACACTCTTTAAAATTTTAGCTTGT